AGTAACAGGTCATGGGTATTGGACAAAAGAAATGCCTGAATTAGACCTAGTTAAGCAAAAAGGTAAAAAGTTTAACAAGGAAATGGAAAACTGTGCCATGCCTGAAGTAACCTCTGCGGTCAATCTTATGCAAAGTACAGCCTATAAGATTAATCCATTTATTCTTAAAATCATGCAACATGCTTGGGATAAGTCTTTGTCTATTGGAGGAATGCCACCTATTGAAAATTTAGAAACACCATCTAAACCTCACGATATAGATACTAACCCAGAAGCTCTTAAAAAATACAAGAAAAAAAGTGTCATTGTTTACACAGAAAACAACAGAATGACATCTAAAAGAATGTTGTATGCAAAAATTATACATTTAGCACAGCTATTTAAAGATTATGCTACATTGTATTTTCCACTACAATTAGACTTTAGAGGTAGAGCTTATTGTGTACCTGCTTTTCTTAACTATCAGTCTATCAATGGTGCAAAAGCATTGCTTAATTTCAGTCAAGGTAAAGCTATCACTAAAGAGAACAGAGGTGTCTTTTGGTTAGCTGTACATGGTTCTAATATGTGGGGTAATGATAAGGTATCATTTGAGGACAGAGAGAAATGGTCTTACGATAACTTACAATGGATAACTGATTGTGCTGAAGACCCTATTGCTAATAGACAATGGGAAGACGCAGATAATCCTTTTCAATTTCTAGCATTTTGTGATGAATGGAAAAGATACCAAGAAACAGGTGATGGGTTTATCTCTCATATACCTGTCAATGTAGATGGTAGTTGTAATGGTTTACAAATCTATTCATTGTTATTGAAAGATAAAGTTGCAGGTAAGCTAGTTAATTGTTTGCCTAGTGAGATACCACAAGACATCTACCAATTAGTAGCTAACGAAGTAATTAAAACTTTGAAAGTGAAAGCTAGTGAGGGAGACCCATTGGCACAGAAATGGTTAGACTATGGTGTTAAGCGTTCAACTTGTAAACGACCTATTATGACAATCTGTTATGGGTCAACTAGATATTCTTGTACTGACTTTGTAGTAGAAGATTTAACTAAAAGAAAAGACAAAGGAGAAATGCACCCATTTGATGACATGTTCAAACCTGCAACATATCTGTCTAAAATTATTTGGGCAAGTATAGGTGAGAACTTAAAATCTGCTAGGGTTGGTATGGACTACTTACAAAACAATGCAAAGGTAATTGCAAAAGAAGGAATACCTATTCATTGGGTTACACCTGTAGGCTTTCCTGTGTTTCAATACTATCCTGAAATGAAAAGCAAAAGAGTACGTTCTCATTTAATGGGAGAGGTGTTTGCACCGCAGATAAAAGAGGAGACAAAAGAAACTGACAAGTTGAGAAGTAGAAATGCTGTTGCGGCAAACTACGTTCATAGCTTGGATAGTGCTTGTATGATTAAAACTGTCAATATTGCAAAAGCAAAAGGTATTGATAATTTTTGCAATGTGCATGACAGCTTTGCAACACATGCGTGTGACATTGATAAGCTAAATGTATCTATCAGAGAAGCCTTTGTAGAAACCTTTAGCAAAGACTTGTTAGGCAAATTTAAGGAAGATGTAGGAAAGCTGTTAGATGATGAGACTAGAGGCAAACTACCTACAATCCCTGAAAGTGGAGACTTGGAGTTAGATTTACTGTATCAATCCAAGTTTTTCTTTGCCTAAACCTATGCACTGTCGCATAGTAAAGTTACACTATTAGTAAATCAACAATCAAAAGAGAAAACACAGAGAACAACAACAATAAGGAAAACTATGAGTAAACAAACATACAATAAGATTGTAACTCCAGTAGGAGTTAGTCAATATTGTTGGCTTAATCAGGCTGACACTAAATTTGATAAAGAGAATGGTGGTCACTTTAAGACTAACCTAATTATCAAAGGGTCTGACGCACAATCACTTATCAAATCTATTAATGATGAGATGAAAGTATCTTTAGAAATGGCAAAAGAAAAGTCTAAAGGTAAACCCCCAAAAACAGCAAACATGCCTTTTGAAGAAGAGTATGTAGAAGGTAAACCAACTGGAAACATAATCTTTAAATTCAAAGCTAAAGCAAAAATTATGATGAAGTCTGGTGACGTAATAGACATCAAGATACCAATTTTTGATAGCAAAGGAACACCTATGAAAGAGCAAGTATGGTCAGGTTCAGAAATGAAAGTTTCTGCTGACATGATACCTTACTACACCGCAATGGCGGGTGCAGGTGTTTCATTGAGATTAAAGGCAGTGCAGATAACTAAATTAGTTGAAGGCGGAGCAGGTGCAGGAGCAAAAGGGCATGGCTTTGAAGAAATTAAAGATGGTTACGTTGCACCAGAAGTAGAAACATTTGAGAATGAAGTACAGCCGAGCAACACTGACTTCTAATCAAGTAGGGCTTAAATATGGTTTTAGGTCTGGGCTAGAAATAGCTATCTCACAAGAGTTAGACGCTAATAGTGTAAAGTATGATTATGAGAAGGTTAAATTAACTTATGTTAAACCACAGAAAGCTCATTCTTATACCCCAGACTTTTACCTTAAAGAACAAAACATTTTTATAGAAACAAAAGGATTGTTTACATCAGCAGACAGACAGAAAATGCGTCTTGTCAAAGAACAACACCCAGAGAAAGACATTAGATTTGTCTTTAGTAATTCACGAAGCAGAATATCAAAAAAGTCTTCAACGACTTACGCTATGTGGTGTGAGAAGTATGGTTTTAAATATGCTGACAAACATATCCCATTGGAGTGGTTAAATGGACAATAATTATAGAACAAGAACCGATTTTATTGTTGTGCATTCAACTAAAACAAAATCTAATCAAGATTTAAATGCAAAGGATATAACTTTGCTACATAGGAAAGAAGGTTTCTTTCATAACGCTTTTCATTTTATAATTAAAAGAGATGGTACAATAGAAGAAGGAAGACCAGAAGATATGTCTGGTGCAATATTACCTATAAACCAACCTTTAATTACTAACCAAAATTCCATAGCGATAGCTTTAGTCGGCGGATTAGCTGATGATGGAAAAAGTCTCGACACTAACTTCACATACCTACAATACGCATCTTTGCGTGAACTTGTAAAAAGGTTGAAAAAGAAGTACAAAGTTGAGGTAGTGGGTTGCAGAAATGCAATTAACTCTAAATCGTGTATGTCTTTTGACGTACTGTCGATTGTTGATTGAGACGCTCCTAGTTAGAAATAGCTAGGGGCGTTTCGTATTTATGAGGTAGTAGAGGGAGACTGAAACTACCTCTTTCCCCAATATATCACCCAAAAAATTTTATGACCCAAACCGAAAGTGAATTTTTATATCACACATCTTGCGATAATTGCAGTTCGTCAGACGCAAATTCCGTTTATTCAGACGGACATGCCTACTGCTTTTCTTGCAATACAACAACACAAGGACAATCAACAATGGAGTTAACACCAATTACAAAACAAGAAAGTAATTTTATCAAAGGCGAACACTTGCCTCTCAATAAAAGAAAAATTAATTTAGACACAGTACAAAAATATAACTATCAAGTAGGTGCATGGTTTGCACGTCCTTGCCATATTGCTAATTATTATAATGATAGCAAAGAGTTAGTTGCACAAAAATTAAGATACCCTTCCAAAGATTTTCAATGGTTAGGCAATCCTAAAGAAGCAGGATTGTTTGGGCAAGAAACTTGTAAAGGACGTGGAAAATATTTGACAGTCTGCGAAGGAGAACTAGATGCTCTTACAATGTCGCAAAGCATGGATAACAACAAATGGGACGTTGTATCTATTAAGACAGGTGCGGCAGGTGCAAAAAAAGATATTCAAAAGTCACTAGAATTCTTGGAGGGTTATGAGAATGTAATCTTTATGTTCGACCAAGACGAACATGGGCAAAAGGCGGCGTTAGAATGTGCAAAACTTTTAACTCCTAATAAAGCCAAGATTGCTTCTCTACCACTTAAAGACCCTAACGAAATGTTACTTGCAGGTAAGCAAGATAAATTAGTTAAAGCTATGTGGGACGCAAAACCATATAGACCTGATGGTATTGTTTTAGGTTCAGAAATCTTTGATGACATAATGAAAGAAGATAACTATGTCACTGCACAATACCCTTTTAAATCTCTTAATGATAAGACACATGGATTAAGAAAAGGTGAACTAACAACTATTACAGCAGGTACAGGTGTAGGTAAATCATCTTTCTGTAGACATGTTGCATTAGATTTATTGAAACAAGATTTTGGTGTTGGTTACATTGCATTAGAAGAAAGTATTAAACGAAGTGCATTAGGTATCATGGGTGTACACCTGAAGAAACCTTTGCATTTAACAAGAGAAGGAATAAGTGAAACACAACTACAGGAAACTTTTAAATCTACTATTGGTAATGGGAATTTTTATTTATATAACCATTTTGGCAACACAGTCGCCGATAGCCTTCTCAATAAAATAAGATATCTAGCAAAGTCATGTGAAGTAGACTTTGTAGTATTAGACCATTTACACATGGCATTGTCTGCACTTGGAGACGAACACACAAGTGATGAAAGAAAACTAATTGATTACTTTGTAAGTAAATTAAGAACACTTG